CCGAGAGAAAAAAGAATCGGAAATCCAACCCGCGTGGGAGAGAGGTGGGACCCCTCTTGAGCCCGTCAGTGTTATTCTGCAGGATATCACTGACGCATTACTGCTTGATTAGCTCAGAGGTAGAGCATCTCGTTTACACCGAGGCGGTCGGCGGTTCGATCCCGTCATCAAGCATGAGAAGTTATAGTCATGACAGACGTTAAAGATTATATTAAAATATTCAACTTTGATAGAGAAATTGCCTCTAGAATAGTCGATCGGTACACCAAATCTGATTGGGAAAGTCACAGTTGGGCTGATGGAGTATCTGAAAATAAGGGTTGGAAGTTTTCTACTTTTGAAACTTCAGAACCACAGGTGCATTGGCCACACAATGACGAGGATTTACTTCAGATAGTTAGAGATGCTGTAGAAGAATATCAAGACTTTGTTAATTATGAAATTTATAACAGAGATCCTGGTCTAAGAATAGTAGACAAATTTTCTCCTCCAAGATTAAATTCATATGGTCCAAATGATATGATGAGATATCATGTTGATCACATTCATACCATATGGGCATCTGATGAACACGGAATCCCAGCACTTTCTATGGTGGGATGTTTGAATGATGACTATGAAGGTGGTGAATTTGTTGTATGTGATAAGGAATATAAATTAAAATGTGGCGAAATTATATGTTTTCCTTCCTGTTTTATGTATCCACATGAAGTAAAACCAGTCACAAAAGGTATTCGTCGAACGTTCGTGTGTTGGGGATGGTAAAATGCTTTACGATACAGTCTATTCTTCATATGATTTTGGACCAGGACTATGGAATAAAACTTTTTATGCCCATATAGATGACACATGTTCTAACTGGTGGATCAATCCCAACGGTCAGTTATTCCGATTGAGTTGGAATGATACTTATGACTTTATGGAAGGCGAAGATGGTAATTTTAAAACAGTTCCGAATGGTAATAGAGGTAGAGTTTGTGTTAGTGAGTTTTCTGGAAAGATGGAATTGTGGATTGCTGAATGGAAGGCTTGGTATGCACCCACACCGGCAATAGATGTCTTCTTTGACCTAGGTGAGGTTGGACATTCTATGAGAAAGGCCTAAATATTTCTTTACCTGTGTCGGAAAATGGACCCAGAGAGCATTAGTTTGACAAGTACAAGTAAATTATTTGAATATGAAAAACTCTCTAGAGAAATTGATAAGTCTGGAGATATGGAACAACTGAAAACAATGCTGCGTTGTTATATTAAATTATATCTAAAACAACAAGAAACTATTTCTGTTATTGCATGACATCAAAAAAGGTGGATCAACCATGCCCACCTTTAATGTATTCTATTTTTGGAACATTGGTAAGTTACTCCCTTAAAATATCAGAACAAATTCGTTTGCAAATGTGCTGATCATTCATACAATCAATCAAACAGTTATAATAGTCGTTTAGCTGATCAGCTTCGTTCATCGTCTGATCTAGTGTGTGCGTCAAACGTTCAACGCTTTGTTTCCAACCCGCTAACTGATTGTAAGAAATTAGATTGTGCATAGTCTATTCCCATAACGGCATAAAATCATAACGATGGTTAAGGGGTCATCGCTACTCTCCAATTCTATTACTATTTAGTGCAAAGAAGGTCAAAATTCTTTGTCAGGTAACATAAATATATCGTATAAAGAACTGTAAAATTCGTAACATTTTTAAACTTTACAGTTCGCACTGTGCTGTGTACAATGAAAAAGGAAGATTTGCTACATATTGGGAAACTGCCATATGACCCCGAACCTGATATAATAGAATTACCACCCACCCTTGAACAATATAATGAAAAAACTTTTAGCGACAGTCACAACTGCACTCCTCTTAGGTGCCGCCCCTACAGCTATCGCAGATCCAATCAAAGACGATGAGTTCTTCACTCCTCATGCTCAGGGGTGTATGCTTCTAGGAGAATGCACCGATCATGTTCAAGAACTTAAGACAGTTTCTGATCTCAACAAACATGAGAAACTGGCTGATATTGATTACGGTATTGTTGCTGATGAGTTTAACTCTCTCGTCCGATCACTTAATGCGGTCGGAGCTAAAGTTTTTCTAGCAGACATGCGATATTTCCCAATTGGACACCGTGGTGTCTATCACACCGTAAGTAATAACTTCTTTCTGAATGTTGCTCATATGCATCGTCCCGGCACTATGATGTCAGTGATGCGTCATGAGGGATGGCACGCTGCTCAGGATTGCATGGCAGGAACTATCAATAATAACTTCATCGCTATCATCAAGAATGAAGATGATGTTCCTGCCATGTATCAAGCGATTGCAAAGAATGCTTATAAATCCCAACCACATGCAATTCCCTGGGAGAAGGAAGCATACTGGGCGGGTCATACTGAGGGTATGACTCAAGCAGCTCTTAAATCTTGTGCCGCAGGAACCATGTGGACTGACTATGATCCCACACCTATGACTCGTGAATGGTTGGTTGAGAATGGATTTATTAAGTGAACCAGTTGTAATTGAGAATCCAGCCCTACCGGAAGATCTATTCTTTGGTATTCACGATGAGTTATCTTTACCTGTCTGGAGGATGACTAACATCAGCAATGGTGGTCAGATGACTGACATGGAAGGTTTGCTGCCAATATCTTTTTGGACAAGTCCACACTCTGAAGGTGGTGATCCGGTATTTGGAAAGGCAGCATATCATCTGAAGTTGCAACTACAGAGAAAAGTAAAATCAAAACTATATCATCCTGATCAAGTTGGAGCTTTTCATATCAACGGACAAACTGTTGGTCAAACTGGACAATTACATAAGGATGATTTAGACGATGATAGTAAACTTATTACATGTGTCCTCTTCAGTAACAATTCATGGTCAAGAACTTGGGGTGGGGAGTTAGTTATATCTAATCCTTCGGGTTCTAATTGGTGGAAATATGATTATAATCCCAACACGGCAGTTGCTTTCCCTTCAACTTGGCCTCACTTCGGAACAGATCCAAATAGAAATTGCTCAGAGTTGAGAACCAGTGTTGCTTTTAGGTATGCAAATTATGATGGACTTGTTTAGTGAGACTGATTTTGAAGTATCACATAATTTGAATATAGAAGTGATGTCTTTTCGGGGACACCCTATCTGTTTTGTCGATAACTTTTATAAATATCCGTACAGAGTCAGAGATTACATAGACTCTTGTCCTATCAAATCTCACAAGATCGCCTCCAAAAAAAGTTTAAATGGGAGAGCATATCTAGATGGGAGACTTCATGTAAACTATCCAAACTCGTATACTGATGTTAATCGAGTAACTTTATACGAAAGAATTTGTGGTATATATGGAGTCGAATTCAATCCAGTTAACTGGATAAGAGCATATAACTTGTTCAGATTGATCAAAAAACCTAGGGAAAAATACTGGTGGCCACATCAGGACCCGGCTTTAAATTTTTTGGTCTACTTGAATCCCATGAATGATATGGGTCCAGGAACTTCCTTTTTCACCAAAACTAATAATAGAGAAATTGGTGATGAACATGTAGAATCTTGGTTAAGTGAGGATGATTTTATAGAGGACTTGTGTATACTCGACAAATTTAATACCTTGGTAGTTTTTCCAGGCCAGTTTTACCACTCTCAAAGAATAGTTGGTAATACATTTAGGGAATCAACCAGGGTCACAGAGATCTTGTTTTCCCAGTAAAAAAATGATTACCGTAAGATGCAAAGAGTGTAAAAAAGAACTGACAAGCAACAGTAAAGTTCAATTCTGTGGCTGTCCCAACCAGATGAGTGTCGTGGACAACAAAGTTGGTGCTAAGGACATGGACAAAGTTGTCATGGTAACTAATGACTTGGAAAGAAAAATCGATAGTCATTTTTCTAGAGCAGAACTTCTCTATCAAGAGGAGAGACGTAAACGTAAAGTTCGTAGATTGAATTTTGAAATTAGATGAAACCAATTGTTATTGATCACATCTTATCGGAGAATAGTTTTCTCCATTTAAATTATGAATTGATTCATGGATGGAATCTGTCACAGTATCCGGGTGGGGAAAAGACCCCTTCTGCCATTCCTTTTTGGCAAAAACCCGATGCCATGTACACCAAATTTTTTCACATGTTGGCGCATGATGTAATCCTAAAACTTAAAAGATATTTTCCACATAACCATCTAACTTTTACTGGTAGAATCCATACCAATTCGCAGAGTTTTGGTCAGGAATCAATATATCATCAGGATTATAGTGAACCCAATCACATCGGATTAAACATATGCACCGAACCCATATGGAATATGGAGTGGGGCGGATCTTTTGATGTCTACACGGATGGTTGGAACGTTGAGTCTGTCCCATACATTCCCAATAGAGGAATAATTTTTGACCCCACGCAGCGACATAAAGGAATGTCTCCTACAAGGTATTGCCTAGGCAGAAGAACCACGGTAGTATTCTTCTATGAATTGAGTCCTCGCTCCACTAATGGTCAACCTTGATGATAGGTATCATTCGTACCTAAACAGTAAAAGTAAATTCTTGGTCATTGATGGAAGGCAAGAAACAGTGGTTGGATATGGATGGACAGATGATGGTAGTTCAATAAATGGTTACTATGTAACAACCGAAAATTTTACTTTGTACTATAATATGAAAGAGACTTTTTCTCACATGGAACCTCGATAAATATCACAACCATGCATTTTTATTCTGTGGAATACTGGCAAAAGAACTGGGAAACTTTGATGGACAGAGTGGAGAATGGAGAGACAATAGGTGTGGAAAATGATAATGGGGAAAGGGCAGTAATGGTTCCAGCGGATGATGAAATCATACGCTTATATACAGAACATGAAGAAGGTTGCTAGGGACTGTCGCCTAATGGTTAAGGCCCACTGCTTATAACGGTGTGACCTGGGTTCAAATCCCAGCAGTCCTACCTTGGGGGTTTAGCAATCTGGTGAA